CAATAATGCTATAGGCTATGTCATATACCCCAGCAAAAGTGGGGGCAGTTCCACTACCCAGCTCTTCACTACCATGATCGACAGTTACATCCCAACCAGTTGGCTCTCCGTCATACTTTACCTTAGTAATAATTATGGTTACTTGGTCTGAGTAGTCGATCTCATTCATCTAACTTACACACCTCTCGGTTATATTCCTTAAAGAAGGCAACCATACCATGTGCCATATCAGAAGTAATCTTTGCCTCTTCGCCATTTACCACTAGGTAATAATCTGTAACAGTATTATCCTTTATGTCTTTAAGGATAGATCCAAAGTCAGCATAGTCTTTATGCTCTAGTCTAATAGACATTTCATTCTTCATTAGACAACCTCAACCTGTCTAGCCATTACTTCATGGTATAGTAGCCACAGTTCTCGTAGTTCTGGATCAGCCCAGTCATCTAGGTCTGATTCAATCCACTTGATAAATAGAAACTTTTCAATCTCTGCCTTCACCTGGCTTAATGTATAACTAGTTAGTTTCATTACTTCTTCCTACTCTCTAGAGCGTGTAGACGCTTCTTAATCTCTCTAAGCTCTTCGCCAGTCTTGTCTGTGTTATAGTCTGCTAGTTCCCCACGGTGCTTCAGCTCCACGTTGACATATACAATCCACATGATTGAAGCGACAAGCCCGATTGTGCCAATAACGGCTAATAATCCTGAAATTGGAATCTCAATCATGCTATTCATCCAAACTTTCGATATCATCAAAGTTTCCGATGACTCTAAAATAGGCTAAGGATACATCTACAGATATAGACTTACAGTTACACTGATACCATCCAGGCTTGTCGTGTGACACAGTGATTACGGTTTTGCACCATTTACATTTAATACTAGACATTTGTCTCCAATAGGGATAGTTCTTCGATAGGGATTAGGTCTTTGGCATCCATTACGAGACGCTCTCCATACCCATAGTTTTTCTTATAGTGGTTGGTTAGGAAGGTCTCTCGATCGATGTACCCCCAGATTTTAAACTGTGGGTCCTCCCATGACCTGGTCTTGTCCTGACCTACGAACTGAACCATGATAGCAATGTCTGTCTTGAATAGCCAGGGGGCATTAAAGATAAGACTGGTAAGCTGACTAGTCTTTACTTGAATAGTCTTGCCAGCTACTGTCATGTCTGAGCCATCGTCTCCACCAACCATTACGGTAGTGTCTACTGGAAAGCCAAGAGCCTGACCAATTGCCTGCTCTCCAAGATGTCCAATAATATTAATACCCTCGGAGGTATTGTTCTTATCAAACATCCTATCAGTTACGTTGTGCTTCTCTTTTGCTTCACGCATTGCCTTAATAAAGGCTAGAGTTTCTTCTACACGTTCCTGTGAAACCGTTACTTCAATCATATTTACCTAAGTTTTGTGAATTTTATAGTTAATAATACCCCTTTTCGGGGTGGATGTCAAGCACTTTGTGATAAAATTATTACATGACAAGACATGAATTCGTAATCGCATGCAGCGATATCAAGAAGGCTACTAAACTAGCTAACAATCTAAAGCTCGCAGCTCCTCAGTGGCTGTTCATAGAGAATACCTCTGATGATCCAATAGTATACAAGAG